AGACATTAAAGGAATGGCATAGAATTTTAAGGCCGGGTGGAAGAATAATATTTATACTTCCTGACGATGAAGTAATTGATACTCTTCAACCAATGCTAAGCGGTGGGTGTCATTTACATACATTCACACAACAGAAAATTAAAGATATAATTGAAGAATTTAATGGTTTAAGCCTCGAAGATATTAGAGTTGTAATAAAGGGTTGGAGCTTCGGAGGTGTAATAAGAAAGGAGGCAGATGGGTGTAGTGAAATAAATTATCCAAGATTGTCGTCCGTTTCTTTCATCTTGCCGCACTTAGGGGACTCTGAAATTCGTAAAGAAGGTCTTAAAAGATGTATAGAAAGCATCAAGGAACTTAATTATCCAAAAGATTTGATTGATTTTATTGTTGTGGAGGGAGAAGAAACCGTACCAGAGAAGGTTAAGAGGGGGGTTGAGGAAACTAAGGGAGAGTATATAGTATATGCCGCCAATGACATGACGTTTGATTCTGATTGTATTATTAATGCACTTAAAGAAGATAAAGGATTAGTAAGTTTCAATGAAGGCCCATTGCTTCCTGACGAGGGAAATATCTGTACTCACTTCATAATAAAAAGAGATTTTATCCAATTACTAGAAAATGGAGAAGTATTTTCTACAGATTTTTTTCATATAGGATGCGATAATTGGCTTTGGAATCAATCTTATAAATTAGATGAAGCGATTAGATGCGAAAGTGCAAGGATAGTACACAATCATTTTACAAGGGGCGCTATATATGATGAAGTCTATGATAAGGGGTGGTGTCACGTTGTCGCTGACAGGAAACTATTAGAAAAGAAGCTCGCTAAGCTTAATAGTTAGCAATTTTTATTATAATATTATATAATTAGAGAATATGAACAATGAATTTCCTCAAATAATTTGTAAGCACAATATAGGGAACACTATTGATATTCCTAATAAATTAGACGTTAAAGCTACTACCTATATGAGTAGCAATATTGCGTCCGGCGTACTCGCAGTACCAATAGATAACTCAACCGACTTTACTTCGGGTCAAATTCTATTACTTTTATCATCTATTGGGGCAGAAAACTCCGAAATAGTGACATCTGCATCGCATACAACGTTATCTTTTGTCACTTTGGCGACATTAATGGCCCATAATAGGGGTGATTCAGTCTCAGAAATCAAATATGACCAGGTAGTTGTATCAAAATGCGCAACAATAGATGGAGTTTATACCATTTTATCTACTCAAACCTTCTTTTCTACACAACAAAATACGATTATATACGATACTACTGGATTATCAACAGATTATTATAAGATTCAATGGAAGAACTCCTTAACAGGACTTCTCTCTGGCTATTCTGACGCAGTATCGGTGTCTTCTTATCCAACAAATTCAGTAGCTACGGTCATATTCCCAGTTTTAAAAGCTATGGGGGTTAGAGAAACCGACCCGACTATTACAGTTGATTTATGTCTTTCAGCTATAGACGACGCAAGAAAATATACCCATGCCAAACTTTATGGTGTTAGGCATGCTTGGCAACAGGAGTTTGAGTTCCCTATAAAGATACTAGCTGGAATGAATTATTGTGATTTACCAGACGATATAGATTTTAGCGAAACAGACCGTTCGGTACTTGCTGCAAGATTTGTCGTAGCTGGTATTCTTACCCCATTCAATTTAACTTATATTGATAAAAGAAATTGGAACTCATCATCCTACTCTGCCGCCGGTGGATATACACAAGCAGATGCCTTGATAGGAGCAGTCTCACTGACATTAGATTCGGTAGGAGATTTTCCAGACACCACATCGGGAGTTGCTTATGTTGCAACAACGGATTATGACCAGGATATAGAAGAGATTGCATATACTTCTATTGATTTAACAACGAATCAGTTACTTGGAGTAACTGGAATTACGAGAGCCATCCCTTCGGGGACAAGGGTCTGGTCGAGACCGACAATTTCTCAGCCTATCTATTACACGGTATATGACAATAAATTGTTTTTCGACAGAATAATTCCAGACTCAATGCAGGGAAACAACGTCTACATTGACTACTACAAGATAATCGACGTTGTCACAGACCTCTCTCAAGTGCTCCCAGAGCATTACAGAGAAATCTATAAGTGGTATCTTCGTTATGCTATTAAATATAGAAAAGACCTTTCTTTAGCAAGTAGCGACCCAGACCTAAAGAAGTTTGAAGATTTAGTGCTTGCACTTTTCAACAACCTTTACACGGGTCAAGATACGACAATCATTACAAACTAAAATTAAAAAATAAATGGCAAAATTAAATCCGCTGATTCCTTTAGTTGATATTCAACAACAGGAACAGCCAAGCAATACAAGTTCCTATCAGTTAGTAACTTTTGGAACTGTCACCGGTGGAACACCTTATGCGGGTACCACCTATGCAAATATCTTTGCATTAGAATGTTTACTTCAGGATGTAGATGGCTCAGCTGTCTATCAAATGACAGGTACAGTAGCTAATCCTTCTTGGTCATCCATTGGTTCCGGCGCAGCTGGAGCAACTGGTTACACTGGACCAACTGGTTACACTGGCCCGACAGGTTTCACTGGACCAACTGGTTATACAGGTCCTTCAGGAGCTGATTCCACAGTTACAGGTCCAACAGGCTACACTGGTCCTCATGGAGCAACTTCAGCAACTGGCGCAACAGGTCCTACTGGTTACACTGGTCCAACTGGATACACTGGTTCAACAGGTTTCACTGGTCCATCAATTACTGGATACACAGGTTATACAGGTCCGATAGGTCCACAAGGCGTTACGGGATATACAGGCCCAACTGGATTCACTGGTCCAACAGGTTTTACTGGTCCAACAGGTTATACAGGTCCATCAGGAGCTGATTCTACAGTTACAGGCCCAACTGGATTCACTGGCCCAACAGGATACACTGGTCCATCGGGAGCTGATTCTACAATTACTGGCCCAACAGGATTCACTGGTCCAACAGGCTACACTGGTCCTTCCGGAGCTGATTCTACAGTTACTGGTCCAACAGGATACACTGGTCCATCTGGTCTCGAAATAATTGTTGACCAACTTCAGACTACGGTAGGAAGTGCGCCAACAGAAAACTTCGCAGCCGGAGATTTCGCAAATGTATTAAATACTGATAGGGTATTTGTTTCAGTAGCGGACAATGGTTCAAACAATGTGACGTTTTTGACGGCACTTCCAAACAATGCCTCAGTTGATATAACATTCTCAGGAGACCCATCGAACGATGCAATCATCAGTGTGTTAGTTACTAGGTAGTTTTTATACTCTGAGCAACTTGAGATTGCTCAGGGATATAAACGCTAAATTATATATATAAAAAAAATGGCAGAAGGTACCAAGGACATAAAGATTCCATATCCAACAGAAGGCGTTATACGTTCTGCTCAATTAAATGACACTATTTGTCCAGAAAACTCTGTCCAACTAGCAATTAATTGTAATTTTGATAGGATTGGTTCCATTACTACAAGACCAGGAGTTGCTACTTATGCTACAACATTAGGTGGTTCAGCTACCTCTTTCGGAACATTAAATATTCAAGGTGGAATAAAAAGACTTTTTGCTCAAGTAGCTAAAGATATATCTGCATGGAATGGGACGACGTGGGCATCCGTAAGAACTACAACGGTTACAACCAAGGCTAGATTCTCTCAGTGGCTTAATCATATTTATATGGTTAATGGAACAGACGCATTACAATGTTCTGATGGTGGAGCCTTTGCGGCCACGGCTGGATTTATTCCGGCTACTGTAATGCCAGTTGGAGATTTTGTTCAAGCTGGTTTTGATGGAAGAATTTGGGTAGCCAGTAAGGCCAATGATGCAATTTATTATTCTGATATAGTTGCGTTTACTCCTCCGGCTACTTACTCTATAACCTATACAGCAACGAGTTTTCAAAATCTTTCTCCTCAAGACGGCGAATCTATAACTGGATTATTTCGCGTTCCAAAGGCTCTATTAGTTTTTAAACAAAATCATATTTTTAGAATTTATAGCGCTGACAATATCGACCCATATCCGGCTTATAATGTAGGAACCTACTCACAAGAATCAATCGTTCAGGCTAAGGATGGTTTTTACTTCCATCATTCTTCTGGTTTTTATAAGTTTGCTTATGATTCTCAGCCTACAGAAATTTCCCGCAGGGTAATTGACTTCGTCAGGGCTATCCCAAGGGCTAGTTATGAGAATATAGTTGGTGTTTATGATGGCTTTGATGCGATAAAATGGTCAGTTGGAGCAGTTACAGTTGAGGGAGTTACTTATTCCAACTGTCAGATGAGATACACCATATCAACGCAGATTTGGACTATCTATGATTTTGCTGACACAGCAATAACATCTTTAATTAGTTATGACAATGGAACAACAATAGAACAGGTAGCTGGAACATCTACAGGACTTGTAGGCAAACTCGATTCAGGAACAACCGACCTTGGAACCGATATTTATTACGAAATAGTTGATAGGTGGAGGAGTTTTCTTGAACAATATGGTCATTCCAAAAAGATAAGCGGTATTTCGGTTATGACCAATAATGCCGCTGGCGCTCTATTACAATATCAAACAGAGAAAACAGAAGTTAATGTTTGGATAGATATAGATACAATAAGAGAGGATTACGTTGCCTTATTTCCTAATACAAAAATTAATGATTTTAATATGATTAGGACTAGAATAAATGGATATACCCGTGGCGCCCCTATGGTATTTAATGGTATTGAGATTCACTCTTTTAATGATGAAGGATATAAATTTAATTAAAAAAAATGAAACTTTCCGAGCTTTTTCTTAACAGATTTTTATATAGAGATACCTCGCAAGATTCTGAGACAAAAGACTCTGCTTTTATTTCTGCTGATTCTACTCCAGCAACTCCGGCTTCAGTAGCCGCCGGTTCGGCCGCTCAAGATATAAATACTGGTAACGTGTTTATAAACGGAGCTATTATAGAACCTGGTTCTTATATATTAACCACAGGAGATTGGGGATGGGGACAAACTTGTCCTTTTTCTTCGGCTTCCGCAACTCAAGTAAATTGGGGCGCCGGAACTTTCAAGACCGCAAGTGGAACTACTTACAGTATTGGTGCAGGAAATACAGGAACGATGTCTGCTAAGACATATATTTATCTCGACTTAAACGTATCAGAGATTGCCTATCAGCATACAGCTGTATCCGGGGACTCAGTAGGAATAGGCAAGGTTCTTATTGCTGTGGCTCAAAATGGAGCAGCTACTGCTACTTTTAATACAACGGAGGCTAATCAAATTGTTGGAAATAATATTTTAGCTAACACCATTGATGCTTCAAAGATTGTTGCTGGTTCAATTACAGCAACACAAATAACTGGTACAAGTTTGTCAGCTATATATGCTGATTTAGGTACTATTACAGCTGGAACTATAACCTTAAATAATGCAGGACATATAAAAGGAGGACAAACAGCTTATAATACTGGAACCGGATATTGGTTAGGATATGATTCTGCTTATAAGTTTTCTATTGGAGATGGAACTAAAAGTTTTACATGGGACGGTTCAGACCTCGATGTAGTTGGTGGAACAATTACTGGTGGAACAGTTCAGACATCTTCTTTGACAAATGTGAATAGAATAATTTTAAAAGGTGATGAGAATCAGTTACAGTTTTGGACAGCCGCAAATGACAAAGTTGGGTATATAGAAACTTTTTATGATAGTGGTAGCGGCATGAATGGTATAACTTATAGTGGAGGAGGTGGGAAATTACTTATGCACGGAACAACAAGTATGGGTTTTACAAATTTGAATGTAGATACATTAACTGGTGCTTCAGAAGGAGAATCTAGTTTTGGTATAGCTTGGAGTGGTGGTTCTGGACACAGTTCAAAAATATCTTTTGGTTATTCGGTTGGAGAAGTTTCATACGACTTAAGAATAGACGAGCATTTATTACCATACAATTCCACACCAGAAAATGATTTAGGTTCGCCTACTTATAAATGGAAAGATTTATATTTATCAGGAAATATTACAGTTGGTGGAACAGTAGATGGCGTAGACCTTGATGGTTATCCAGCAAGTTTTCTTACTCACACAGAAGACACAGATGCACACCATGCTCGTTCTCACAATCATAGTTATGCTGTCGATGGCACAACTCTTGCTCCTGTAGCAATAAATTGTTCAGGAAGTATAACTTTATCGGGTGGTTCAGGAACAAAATTAGATTGTAATGATGGTTATATTGATGATGCAAAGGCTATATACTTAGTAGGTCAAGCAAGTTTAACAGGATATGCAGGTGCAATATATTATGATACCGATGGTCATTTTTACGGATATAATGGGGTCGCATCAGCGTGGAAACGATTAGATGTTGATTAAAATTATAAATTAATAAAAATGAAAAAATTGCCAAAGAGTCAACTTAAAGATATAATTATAATAACGACATGAATACAGAATCAGTAAAGGAATTACAAGACATATTAGTAAATTTAGGATATATGACCCAGGCCGAAGTCAATACTGGGT